TTTTTTTTTTTTTTTTCCCCTTCACCTATGCTAATTAAATCACAAATGAAACTGAAAAATGATTAGATAATTTAGTCATGACGCGATAGCATCCTAGAGACCGAGGGCATGGGCTCTCGCGTCCCTAGGTGACAGGCCATCAGCTAACGCATCATGATACACCGAAATGAACTCGGTGTATTCATCGCTTGGTTTCAGCTGATTTGCTGCCAAGCGGGCTTCCCGTTCTGTATATTTCTCTTTGAGGTTTTCAAACACCTGCTGAACTTCTGGGTGAACTACCAAACGGGAAATTGGTGGATCAGAATAGTGCTCACCCGGTTCAAGTTCTAAATCAGCATCATCTCCATAAAACTCATCATCGGTGTCATCTCCAGTGTCTCCAATTGGGTCTTCAAAGACATCATCACATCCAAAACTGGGATCTAGATCAGATACTTCCCTCGCGCCATTGTCGTATGAAACGACTTGTGATGTAAAGACGCGGAGTTCTGTGGCATAAGATGTTATCATGCCATTAATGGCATCAGAAGCACTGGGAGTAAAGTCAGTTGGATCCACCTGAGCTGATCCATTTGCTCTGAAAGCAATCACTTGGTCACCAACTGTATACTGACCTTCAATCACACCGTGAACTGCATACTGTGCAACATACCAGTTTCCAGCCTCAACGCGCATGCGAATCACACGGAGGGTGGGTGTAGATGTGGAAATGCTGGCCTGGTAACTCCTTACAGGATAGGACACCCTTGTTTCTAGCCAATTCTGTTCAAAATTATACGATTCTGTGTTCTCTGCGTAGAACAACACTGTGGATATCCTGTAGGATGCTTGCTGGTTATAGGCATGATAAGCCGCAACTGCATAGCCAACTGGTCTGCTGCCATCTGGGAAATAGAGCTTTATGGGAACTCTGTTGGCAAACAACGATGTTTGTATGCCACCAACGTCAGTAGTAGCAACAACTTTGCGTATGTTGTATGTTGCAACAACAGTGTTGCCAACAGAGAATCCAATGCCAGTATTGTTATTCTGTGTTGTGGTTGGTGTGAACCAGGCACAATAAGATGGAATCAGGGTGTTGTCAGTATGAGCTGTGCTTTGACCCATTTTAAGCATGCTGGCAGCTACAACGTAGCACTGCGTGGGCCCCTGTGGTTGAGGTTCTAGCACTCTCACTGACTGCTGGTCAATACCTATGCCTGTATTGCCAGGTGTTAGCTGCTGGAAATGCAATCCGCCAACTGTTATTGGTTCTGCATTAGCCTGCGTAGAAATGCATGGCATGTCTGCTCTGGCATCTGAGATAGACGCGTAGATATCAAACGTAGTTTCCCCTGATCTTACTGGAGCTCCAGCTGCACGTTTGACTATCCACCAGCCACCCCTAATGAGCCATGAAAAAGGTGGCGGGAACACGGATGCTCCAAGATTTATTACTGTATCTGTAACCACCCAGATGATTTCGCTGGTAGTGCCATCTGCAGCACGTGCCATTCTAGTGGTGTTTGGCACAACAAGTTGCAACTTTCCATTGCCATCGGTTGTGATTGTTGCATTCTGGGTGTCCTCACCCTTTATGAGGTTCAACATGCCTGGTTGCTGACCATAATCTTTGAACTGCCACTGGGTTTCAAGCTCCGCCAGAAACAACCCGCCGCTAAATGGTGTGTTCTGGTAGGTTGACATGGTTTTTCCAAGTGTGTGGATTTCAAGTGTCCCTGCAAATGACATCATAGGATCTCCTTTCGTGTTGGTTTTAAACCAACCACCTTTAGGACCAACCAAATCTTTGGCTGTCAATGTAAACCTTCCTGTCTTTCCGGGAGTTACATCAACATGCTTCCTAGCACCCAAAGCGCTCCATGATGTTTGTGTTGGAGTAGAAGTTGGATTCCAAGAAACTCTGGTGACAGTTCCAGAGACAGCACTGGGGCCAACCAAGGGTTTTAACACAAGTGTGCATCTAGTCATTTTAAAAAGAGTATATGTGGATGAATAGATTCCTAAAGGACTAAAACTGTTGCTCCCGGTTGCTTCCTTCATGGTGGCTGGATTCATAAGGCATGTCAGTTCACATTCTATTTGTTCACTGCCATTTGATCCAACTGTTCCAAGGGTCGAATTGATTTTCTGGAAAACCACACGATTACCGATGCCCTGGCGGCGAGGAAACTTGCGGATAACCTTACTTTGATTGGACAACACCCTGACGTTAACCTGTGGTTTCCTTCCACTTCTCCTCCTTCTTGCCTGCTTTGCCTGGGAAGAGCCCGCCTGATTTGCGGTGGTGCCATTTCGTACCACGATGTTAGTCGTAGTACGTGGCTGACGCTTCTGTTGGCGGTTAGCCATTAGAGCTTGTCTTTGGTCCTCCCCTCCAAAGACGATCCAGCTGCTCATCAGTGAGTCGCGGTATGATTTGCCCTTCCTCGAGCGCGGCGAGGCATTTCTCAACATATTCTTTAAATGGATGATCATCACTGTTGTGCATCAAGATCTTATAACTAAGGAGTTTCCCACAGAGGGCTATTTGGTCTGGTAATTTTTGGCAGGGTGTCACAAGGCTTGCCCAAAGTTTGTAGGGGTTGGATGGAATAGGTTGGTAATTGTCCCCTACTGTAAATCCACAAAATGACGCTCCCTTAACTGTGTCTGTAACCTTAACTTTTTCAGGTTTGACCCACATTCCAAACACCTCTTTATACATCTGAACGACACGCGGTACGTAGTCTTCAGGCAGAACAGGCGTTGTTGACAACCTGTCATCACCATAGACAATAGTGTCATACTCATTCCATAAGGTATTAATGTCCTTTCCCTTATTAATGTGAGCAAACTCAAAGGCTTGAAGCCAATAGTTCACCATATTGTTGTCCATGGTGGTTGAGATCTGACCTGATGGATTACCTCGGCGTTGAACCGTGACCTCTCCAGATGGCATAAGCACATAGCGTGTTAGGAGGTTTTCAACGTACCACTCATGTACGTGCTTATATCTTTCTCTGTGTACTTTATTCATCTTCTCCCAACGAAGATCTTTAATGTGCTTGAAGAGGGCACGGGGAATTGTACCATCAAAGCGTGTCCAGTCAAATTCAATAACTTTATTGCGGTCGAGCCTTCTCATCTTTCTCTCAAACCCACCATAAAAGGGTGTCCAACCACATTGGCCACTGCTATCCTCAGTATGTTTTTTCATAAGGTTGTTTTGGTGTTGCTCAAGGGCAGCCCCGATTCGTGAATAGATTGCGTCAGGGCAGATAATCTGACGTATGTCGTTATCCTTGATCTTCTCCTTCTTTAATATCTCTTTCTTGAGGAAACAGTACCAAAGGACGCGGGGTTTCTCTCCTGAATCAATGCGTTTAAACTCCCTAATGTAAGGTCCCCAGCCGTTGGTTTCAAGATAGTCTCTTTCACTTTCATATTCCTCACATTTAGGGAACCCTGGAGTTGAGTCCATATTCTTATCAGTTGATGTTATATGGATGACTCGGGAGTCCTCTAAAAAGTTGTAGTGTTTTCGCCATTGTTTATCAGCGAATGCACATTCTTCAGGATAGAGTTCCCAGAATTTCGATGGTTGTGCGTACGAAAACTTTGCAAAAGATTTAGTGTACGCTTCTGGGCCCCACACAGCAGGTGCAAAAGGCAAGTCAGGGTCACAAGGTGGTAGCAGACCAAGGAGCGGGTCATCTGCTAACTTGGTATCAAAAATGGGTCTATTAATTGAAAGATTGCAAATAACAGGGTACTCTTCAGGTACCAGCCTTCTGCGCGGTGGTAGGCGCAGGGATTCCCAAGCGTCTAATTTATGGATTTCTGGGCCCGCTGGTTTTGGGCCCGCTTCGGGTTTTTTGGAACACGACGCTGGGTATAAGTAAGTCCCTGTGTGGGTGGTGACAGGCCATTCAATGCTGCATATCGGTCAATGAGGCAGAGCAAGGCAGAACAAAGTTCTGGGTTGGAGCATTTAATAGTGATCGGGTAAAGTGGGCCGATGGCATCAATATCAGCCGGAGTTAATGAATCTAACATGCTCCGGACATCCTTGGGGTTATAATACCTCTCAAGATATTGGTTAAATGATGCGATTTTCATTTTTTTCTGCCCGAAATCGGAGTCAGACTCAAATTCCCAATCATCATTGGGGTCGTAACCATCACTCATTTCATCCCACTCTGGGAATCCAGCGACCTCCTCCTCATACAGTTCATCAACCATGTCACGAATCTCTTCTGGGGTTAAGCCCTGTTCAAGTAGCCTGTTGTATTCTTCTTCAGTAAACATGGGACCTTTCTGCTTGCGTTTCTTGGCACCAGCGAGCCGCATAAGGCGGGCACCTCTGCCACGTTTGTTCTTGCCCTTCTTAGTTTGAGAGAAGCTCTCCTGATGTTCCTGGACCATATTGCTAAGCTCCTTATTTAATTCCTTTCTTAAAATAGTCATTTCCCGCGCCATTGCTTCACGCACCAAACCCACTATGTCACCTTGGACGCTGGATTGAGTGTAGTTTTCTAACTTTCTCTTGAGCTCCTCCACTTCCTGCCGAAGTTTCTCTTCAGTAGGTGTTACTTTCGGCGGATCGGTGACATCAGCTTGAGTGAGGACCTGGGCGCCACCTGTGAAACCTGTGTTTGTGAGATGGACCGCCATCACACGCCCATCGGGATTTACAACAGGAGCACCAGACATCCCATCACGCGTCGGTGTTGCATAATCAAGGCAGTCATCAACCTGATGCCCAGGGACAACAGACTGTATGATGGCTCCATCATTATCTGGTGAATAAACGCAGAGCCATGCAGTGTCTATCTTAGGGGCAATTTTAAGACGTGGGTAATTTTGGAGCTGTGGTGGTATCTTTAATAAAGCAATGTCCTTACCTTCAATATGTCGGGCAAGAGTGGCCTGAAATTTAGAACTGCCAACGCAAACAGATACAACTTTGTGTGGACCAAGAACATGCCCTGCTGTTACTATATTGTTGGCACAAAAGAAACCAGTACCTATCCCATCTGGTGTTTCAATACGTACAACTGCGGTAGGATTAACACGCACAAGTGGTGGCATATCGGAGCGAAGTTGGGCAAATTTCCTCAAACGTTGTTTGAAACGAAAGATTAGCCCTGGTTTAAGTGTCTCTTTGTTAATAATTTTGCCATCTTCACTGCGTATCTCTACGGTCGCGCCAGTTGACATTGTTAAGATAGAGTAAGCACGGACAACTGCAAGGGCAAGAGCAATAGGCATTGATGGTAGTCTCATTGTTCTAAGCACAATTGACATTACAAGGACTGCTGTGTTTAGTGACGCGGCCCTGGAATTCTGAATAAAGGTAGTGCTACTAGCACACATACTGGCCATGAAGGTCCCGAACATAGCAAGTGCTGATAGGCATATTGCGCCTATTGGATCAAGATGGGATATCAGGACGCAAATGATCTGAATGGCAGCACTAAAGTGCGTCTGGTATGAAGCGCTGGCAAGAAAGACCCAATCTCCGCCACTGAGTGATGCAGCAGCTAAGAAGAGAATAGACAACACACGGTTCTCCGCCTTGTACACCGTAACAGTGCCCAACATGAGTGTGACAATCTGCCACAAGTATGGCGTAATAGTGGTGGCCAACAACCAAGATGGTGATTTTGTAACTGTCTCAACAACCGTGTAGTGATGAGTATGGATTATATGTTTTGCTTTTCTGATGAAGTTATCAAGCCACTTATTAAGTTCCAATATCCCAGTAGGGTCCACTGACTGGGTTGTTGAGGTGGTCGTTAAGCCATTGGCAGAGTGCCAAAAGAGTGAAAAGCCGAGGAACACCAGGGCGAATAACGTGGTCCAGCTTAATGCCAAGCGTGGTGTTTCAGAATATTCCCGTTGCATTACTGCGAGTTTTCCTCGGAGAATCTCATTGTCTAGGCGGAGCTCGGAGATCAGTCGGGCCTTAGCAGCTCGGTCGTCTATGAGGGCAGCAGCAAGTATGGTTGGCTGGTGGTCACCGATATGGTTGACTTCAATGGCAGTGGGCACGCCACAGCACATGTCTAACACAAATGTGCGCCACTCCTCCTCACAAACGAAGCGCGCAGTCAACACGCGGTCAGGTTTGGTTGTAGGAAAGAAGAACATGCGAGGCTGGTAGGATATATACCAAGGTTTATTGGGACCAATCTTACGCAGTTCATCAAACCAGTTCCGCGCGTCAAACCGGGCTTTGAGCTGGTTGACATCATTGGATGCCAGTGCCTCATCGGCACGGTTCAGGTAAAGAGACATGCTTTCTCCAACCAGTATGTGGGCCAGCGGCACCAACACCAA